ATGGCCACCTCGATCAATCGTCTGACAGATAAGAAGCTACGGGCAATGCTCGGCGTTCCCCGTGAGAAGTTAACAAAGCTGTCTGACGGTGCCGGGTTGATGGTGCGCATCACAAAAAACGGCTCTATCACCTGGCTGTACAAATACAGGTTGGGGGGACGTGAAACAGAAGCCACCCTTGCCACGCTAGGCAAATATCCCGATCTGACGTTGGCAAAAGCCCGTGAAATGCGTGACCAGTGCCGTCGATGGCTGGCAGAAGGGCGAGACCCACAAAGAATGATGAAACTGGATCGGGAAACGACGCTTAAACCGATTACAGTGAAGGACGCGATAGATTACTGGCTGGCTGAATACGTTGATGGCAACTTAGTTAATGATGCCAGGTATCGGGAACGATTTAATAACCATGTGTTTCCGTTTATTGGTGATATGGCGCTGTCAGACTGTGAAACACACCATTGGCTAACTTGCCTTACCAGAGCGAAAAAGAAAGCGCCTAGCGTCGCTGGAATGCTGCTGCAAATGTCACAACAAGCATTTAAATTTTGCCGCGTGCGTCGCTTTGCTGTGTGCCATGCTCTCGATGGTTTAACGATGCAGGATATCGGCGTTAAGATAAATAAACGTAAACGGGTTCTTTCAAACACGGAGCTAACGGAATTATTACAGGCGTTAAACAGTGATTTTTTCTCACCCTATTATGAGAACCTTATTTATCTGCTGGTGGTTTTTGGTTCGCGTACTGTAGAGGTTCGATTATCGAATATTGATGAGTGGGATTTAAAGTCGCGTTTATGGACTGTTCCCGAAAAGCACAGCAAGACGGGTGAAAAAATAATAAGGCCGATTCCTGATAGGATATATCCACTTATTGAGCGATTGATAGAGCAGAATAAAAAAACGGGCTATTTGCTCGGTGAGTTAAAAGAGAATACGGCGGTGAGTTCCACTGGTGGCAGGGTTTGCCAACGATTAAAGCATTCTGAGCCGTGGACGCTTCACGATCTGCGCCGAACGTTCTCAACGGACATGAATGATTTAGGCATACCGCCCCACATTGTTGAACTGCTTCTTGGTCACTCGCTGGGTGGCGTCATGGCGGTATACAACCGCAGCCTATACCTACCGGAAAAGCTGGATGCACTGAATAAGTGGGTAGAGCGGCTGGATGTATTGGCTGGTGGACATGAGAATGTTGTTATTTTGAGGGCTAACGAGAATGCATAATTACCCTGAATGTGTACCAAGTGAGTTTATTTATTTTTATGAATCTGAATTCCTTTTTGGTAAAGGAAGAGAAATTGCACATTGCATGATTTTTGATGAACGATTTTTATCGTCATGGAGCGCTTTGGGAAAAAGAGCTAATGAGTGGAGAATTCCGTTTTTTTTCTATCAAAGTCTAGTGCTCACCATTGAAAGCGCACTAAATGGCCCAAGTGGTTGGGATTTACTTACCCAAAAAGAGAAAGAAAATAAAATAGATAAAATAAAAAATCTAGCAAGGGCACTTTCCGATGAAATAAATGGGACACCATTAGATGAGCCTGCTACAGAGTATTTTAATCATAAATATTATTTAAATAGGTTCAAGAATAATAGTAATGATGAAGTGGCAATAAATAGAATGAATTATCATTTGGATAAATTTTGTGAAGAAGGTGAGTTTAGTTTCAAGAGCAAAGATGATTCTCTTGGTGTTTCCGGCTCATGGAGTTTCGTAGGCGTAGACGCCCCCCATTTAAGTGTGATTCTTGATGATCTTTATGGTAAAGCTAAAGTGTTTGAGTGCTCATCAATAATAAAAAGGAAAACTAATCCCCGAAAGAGTTTTTTTGTCAGGAAGATAAGCGCATTTTTTGAAGATTCCTTTGGTTTAAAACTCTATGCACTTACAGCAGCAATAAGCAGTGTGTTTCTCGATGAAGATATTACGCAAGAAGATGTGATTAGTATAACCAGATGACAGGTTAGTATAAAATTGTCATTCCTACGTGGTTTTATACTAATGTGATAAATTAGAAATATTTTATGACTTATATACAAATGTCATTTTCTGAATGTTTTTTATTAAATTAGTACAAATTACATAATTAATTCTGATAATGCACACTCTCCATAACACAAGAACAGCGGGAAAAAGCTCCCAATGAATGTGTGAAGTGGAGAACACATCTTGAAAAATAAATTTACCCCGCCAAGTCCTGAACAACGCCGCACCATCCTTGAAGAATATGGTTTCAGATTTGATCGTCGTATTCGTGAAGGTGAATGTCAGGAAATCACCAGTCTTTCCCGTTCCACCCGTTGGAATATGGAGAATGAAGGCAAGTTCCCGCCCCGTTGTCATTTTGGCCGTAATAGTTGTGCCTGGCTGCTTAGTGATGTTCTTTGGTGGGTTCGCAATCCCCCGGCCGTCGAGAACGTTAATACGCCATACAGCCGCAAGTCAGCTTAATTAACGGTAGGTAATCCAGATGCTAAATAAAACAAAAGCGGCCACGCCAGGCCGCTCATGTCACTGCATAAAACTAAAGCATATCCAGAATAACACGCTGATCGATCAGGTCAATTATTTACGCCTAATTCCAGCATATTGCGAACACAAACATTATTCCGGCTTGCCTGAATATAAACAGTGCTTAGGTTTACTTAGCCAGCGCAATTTTGCGTCCGCTGATTTAACTCAGCTTTTGGGTTCCAAACCGCGCTGTTTCAGTTCTTTTCTGATGATGCGTTTTATCCAGGCTGCTAAGGATTCATCACCATCCTGCTGTTGCGCTGTTTCCATTAAGTCACGTAACTCAGGATCAAGGCGAAATTGGAACGGTGGATTTCCACGTCTTTCATTTTTGTGTGTTGACACGTTAAGTACACCAGATGTAATGTGTTTATGTGTAATGACACATTACATGCACATGAATGAAAAGACAACGCCCCGGAGTGCTGGAACACTACCGAGGCGTTTAACCACAACGTTAAATGAGGTAACGCTATGGCTGATATCCAGTCTACCCAAACTCGCCCCGAATTTCAGTATCGCTTTCTTGCGCTGGGCATTGCGTCTCAAGGCATCGTTCACATCATCGCCACTACCGAACGTGAGTCACGGGAACACTCTCCTGATGGTTACGTTATGGTTTTTGCTGGTCGCCTGCCTGTTCAGGAGGTGCGTCATGTTTGATAACACGCCGTTAGAACTGGAAGAGGTTATCGATCAGTGCCGTGCTTTGGCCTATGCCATTGTTGAACTGAACAACCCCGAAGCAAAAGAGATTTTAACTTTCGTATTAGCTGAGCGCCTTAACAGCCTGCATCAAGTTTTCCAAGCGTCGGAAACGGAGGTCGGTCATGTCTAAAAACCACCTCAATCATACCGAAGAGGCGATCACTCAGATTGTCCACGCTAAGGCGATTATTACCCTGATTGCATCGCAGGATACTAATAACGCCGCTGTAGAAAACGCGCTTGAAGCTGTCACTGAAATGCTGGAAAGGGCAGAAGCTGAACTGGCGGAGGTGTGCCGTGGCTAATCAGGTAGAACTTAACGAAGTGCTCAAGAATGCACAGAAGGCCAGCGTTATAGCTCGTGCTCTCAATTACACATGGGTTGAGTTACAAGGACATGAAGTGGAATTACTGCTGGAAATGACCACTGAGTACGCCGATTCTGTGACCGAGTACCTGATTAACCTCTCTGGTGAAGATAATGGGGAGGTGAGCCATGAATAACATGCCAAACCAACCATTAGCACCACTTGCCTGTGAACTCGCCGCTTTATTGCTGGTTGTCGAAGAGTGCGAATTAGATCCAGTGACATCTGTAAACCTAATCAGTCTTGCCAGACGTATTTCTGACAACTTAGCCGCAGGCATGGTCGATCAGGATTCAGCGGAGGTGCGCCATGCCTAAAGAAATCAATCTGGATGCTTACTACGACGATCAGCGACGTGTTAACGCTCTGATTGGCTCAACTTGTGCGCCAGTACCTGCTACGCCGGAAAACATATCGCGTAATCGCCTGTTACGCGCTCAGATGGGATTACGGCACCTACTGACTGAGGTCATTCCCCAAATCACCGACGAACAGCAACGCCGTGAAGTTTATTTGTGGGTTGATGGTATTTACACCATTACGTGCTTTGAGGGAGTAGATGCGGGGATTCAGCCATGAACAGACAACACCTTGAAGTCGTTACGTGCGCTGAACATGCCAATGTAATGAACAAACAGGCCAGGGCGGTTCTCTCAATGTGGCTTGATTCCTTATCAAATGAGGCGCAGGACGAAGAAGAGGCTGATCTTGTTGCCGCTGTTTTATCGCTGGTGGCTGGTGCGATTAATCATCTTGATAAAGCGACGGAGGTACGCAATGCGCCAACCTCAACCAAATGATCGCTATCAGGACAAGAACGGCCAATGCGTCACTGTCATGGCGAATGCTTTTAACCGAGTAACGTTTGTGCGTGATGGTTATTCAGCGGAGTGTGTTTATCCCGATAACCGCTTTCTTGCCGAGTTTACCTGCATAGATGGAGGTCAGGCATGTCCACAAAAGTGAAGCGTCAGGAAGCCATGTCAGACGCCTTATTTTCCTGCCTGTATCTGTGGGTTAATGGTCATGTGCTAAAACCGAAAGACGTAGCACGGGCAATACAACGACATAGTGACAGTACCAAAGGTTATGGGAAATTAGCCGTAGAACTCCATAAGCTGGCGGATGCCACCCAAACTACTTACGAATGGTTGTGCGATCAGGGACTGGTTGCGACTGACCCCAAAAAGCAGCGTGAAAAGCGTATGGCGCTGGTGGCCGGAATCATTGGTCAGGAGGATGTGAAAGCCCAGCTTCTTGACGATGAGCGGATTAACCGTGTGTTTCCCTCATCCCCGCCAAAGAAGAAGGCGCAGGATATAGGGGTAACTGACCTTTCCCGCATGGGAGCCAGCCAGCGCGGTGAAGTGTTACGGGCGCACTATGGCGGCGCTTTGGCCGTACATGGCGACTCTGACACCGTTCATCACTACAACGGCGTGATATGGGAGCCAGTGGCCGATAAGGATTTACAGCGTGAAATGGCTCAAATCTTTATCGATGCGGAGATTGCCTACTCGCAGAACGCCATTAAATCCGCTGTGGAAACCATGAAACTGAGTTTGCCTGTCATGGGGGCGACTGCCCGTAATCTTATCGGGTTCAGTAATGGGGTATTTGATACCCGTACTGGGCAATTCCGTGACCACAGTCAGGAAGATTGGTTACTGATAGCCAGTGAATTGCCATTCAGCGCCCCGGCAGAAGGGGAAACGCTGGCGACCCATGCACCCAGCTTCTGGAAATGGTTGAGCCGTTCCGTTGGCAACAATAAGCGGAAAGTGGATCGTGTTCTGTCTGCGTTGTTTATGGTGCTGGCTAACCGCTATGACTGGCAGTTGTTCCTTGAAGTTACGGGACCAGGTGGCAGCGGTAAAAGCGTTTTTGCGGAAATCTGCACCATGCTGGCAGGTAAAGCCAATACCGTATCGGCCAGCATGAAGGCACTGGAAGACCCGCGAGATCGTGCACTGGTGGTTGGCTATTCACTCATCATCATGCCGGATATGACCCGCTACGCTGGCGACGGCGCAGGGATTAAGGCGATAACGGGCGGGGATAAGGTATCTATCGACCCCAAACACAAAGCGCCTTACTCAACGCGCATTCCTGCGGTGGTGTTGGCCGTGAACAATAACGCCATGACGTTCAGTGACCGAAGCGGCGGCATATCCCGGCGACGGGTGATTTTCAACTTCTCCGAAGTGGTGCCGGAAAACGAACGTGACCCGATGCTACCGGAAAAGATAGAAGGTGAACTGGCTGTCATTATGCGTCACCTGTTAAGCCGCTTTCCCAGCAATGACGGGGACGAGGCAAAACGTTTGTTGCATGAACAGCAGAAATCCGAAGAGGCGCTGGCTATCAAGCGTGAAGGGGATTCGCTGGTGGACTTCTGCGGCTATCTGATGGCGTCGGTGCTATGTGATGGCATGTTTATTGGTAACGCTGAAATCGTGCCGCACAGCCCGCGCCGTTACCTGTATCACGCTTACCTTACCTATATGCGTGCCAATGGGCTGAGCAAGCCCGTATCGTTAACCCGGTTCGGCACGGATATGCCGGGGGCGATGGCGGAGTATGGCAAGGAGTACCAGAAGCGAAAAACCAAGCTGGGATTACGTTCAAACGTTACGCTCAACGAAGATTCGGAAGACTGGATGCCACAATGCGATGCTCCTCAAGGCAGCCAGAATGAAGAGGAGAAAAAATAAAACTTATAGGCGAAGTGTTCACCACTATTCACCCTGTTAAAAAATCAATGAATAACAGTGAGTTAATGGGTGAATACTTTTTTATAAACTATTCACCAACTGTTCACCTATTCACCTTTTTGTGAAAACTCTTCCAAAGGGTGAAGGGTTAGGGTGAACAGTAGTGAACACTTGAAAAGAAAGCCTTCACCCTGTAACGCTATGAAAATAAAAGCGAAATAGGAAAAGGTGAACAGGTGAACAGTTAGACGTATATTTTTTAATTTTATAGGAGGGCGATATGCCTGTTACGTTACAAGATATCCAAGAGCATCATGATAATTACGGTATTACTGATATGAGTACGATGCATACCAGCCACTATCGGCAATTGTTGCAAGATGGCGCGTTCTTCTGGATTGATCATCACGAGTTTGTGCGTAGTACCTTTTCAGGGGAGATATTCGCCACCAACCTTGAACAGTTCGACGCGATGATTGAGCATTTGCAGGAATACCGAAGCAAGATGTCAAAGCCGCCTGAATGGATGAGTGAAAAATAATTAAAAAGGCGGAAACAAGTCCGCCTTGCTTAATTTAATTAACGAATCTTCTGTGCGAAATTTTTTCTAACAATTCGACTTATATAACTGTTGAGTCCGCGTCCAGCAACAGCCAATGACTTCATATGCTCTACCGCTTCAGCGCCTGGTCTATTGTAATTATACAAATAAAGAGACCCGTCCCTAAATTGCACGGTGATTGAATCGGAAGTAATCTCATATGCTACTACACCTGAATCACGACCAAGATTTTCATACTGCTGCATAAATATTTCCTTTTTGGGTTGAAAAATACCAATGTGCAAATTCAATATCGTTATATGTCAGTAACAATGGATTGATTCAGGTCATTTAATTCTTAATCTATTGTAAATTATTTGTTCGCTTGTTTTCATTACTGTTTGCGAGCGAATAGTTATATTTACTTATTATTTTTCATGTATATCTTGAAGAGTGGCACTCAGACGTGAGCCGCCACTTAGCCATTTAATCAGGCTGCGCGAAATAGCCTGTGAGATGCAGAAAAAGATTGAATGGCCTCAACCTTTCCCCGCGCTGGTTTCACGTCTTAACTACAAACGTTACGGAAACCACGACATGAAAAAATTGCTTGAACTCCGCCAGAAGAAAACCGATCTCACTACGCAAATGCGCTCCCTGCTGACCAAATCAGAGGAAGAGAAGCGCAGCCTCACCGAAGAAGAAGCCAAACAGTTTGATGCGATCAAGGCGCAGGTGGAAAGCCTGAATACCGAAATCCAGCGCTTTGAAGATTTGGCGGTGGCAGAGCGTGAAGACGCGAAAAACAATCCTGAAGATAAATCGACCCGTAGCAAAGTCACCAACGACGAGCTACGCCATTACATTCTGACAGGCGAAACCCGCACGTTGTCGACGGCGGTGGGCGCTGACGGTGGCTATACCGTGATCCCTGAACTGGATAAAGATGTTATGCGCCAGTTGCAGGACGATAGCGTGATGCGCTCCATCGCTACGGTGAGAACCACCAAGACCAACGAATACAAAAAGCTGGTATCGGTGGGTGGCGCTACGGTTAACCGTGGTACGGAAGGAGAAGCCCGTACTCAGACCAGCACGCCGAAGCTGGAAGAAGTCTCCATCAAGGTGAATCCGGTGTATGCCTATCCGAAAACCACCCAGGAGATTCTCGACTTCTCCGAGGTAGATATTCTCGGCTGGCTGACTTCTGAAATCGCCGATACTTTCACGGCCACCGAAGAAGACGATTTTGTTAACGGTGATGGCACCAAAAAATCTACAGGCTTCCTGTCTTACCCCCGCGCCGCTACCAGCGATAAAACTCGTCCATTCGGTACGCTGGAGAAAATGGAAGCGGCTGCTGTTACCTCTGACGGCCTGATCGACCTGCTGTACAAGCTGAAAGCCAAATACCGTAAAAATGCAGTCTGGGTGATGAACTCCAATACCGCCGCCACGTTGCAGAAGCTGAAAAACGGCAATGGTGATTACATCTGGCGTGATCGGCTGGTGGTGGATTCTCCCGATACGTTGCTAGGTCGTCCTGTTCACTACCTTGAAACCCTGCCGAACGCCGAAGCCGGGGAAGCCTTCCTTGCGGTGGGTGACTTCAAGCGCGGCTATTTCATTGTCGATCACACTACGGGCGTGCGTACCCGTCCCGATAACATCACCGAACCCGGATTCTATAAGGTGCATACCGATAAGTATCTGGGCGGCGGCGTGGTGGACTCCAACGCGATCAAGATTCTGGAACTGGCTGACGCCTGATTGAAGGGGCTACCGCCCCTTTCCTGTCTGATGGAGTCCCGACATGAAAAAGATTGAGTTTGAAGTCCGTACCTCAGAAGTGATCGCCAGCGAGAAAAAGCTGGTGGGTTACGCCGTGCGCTGGAACAGCTTGTCAGAGGTTATCTGGGATGAGTTTGTGGAGCAGTTCGCGCCGGGGGCATTCGCGGAAAGTCTGGCTTCTGGTAATGATGTGCGGGCGCTGTTTGAGCATGATTACACCCAACTGCTAGGCCGTCGCAAGTCCGGTACGCTGGTACTGACGGAAGACAACATCGGGCTACGCTTTGAGCTTACCCCACCGGATACGCAGTTAGGCCGCGATGTGTTAACGCTGGTGGAGCGTGGTGATATTTCCGGCATGAGCTTTGGCTTCCGGGCGCTTAAAGAGTCCTGGGATATCACGCCAGCGCCTTACGTGCGCACTGTGACCGCCGCCGAACTGCGGGAAATCACTGTCACCAGTATGCCCGCCTACCCCGAAAGCGGCGTAGAGATTGCACAGCGTTCCCTGTTTGCCCAACACCCTGAATTACGCCGCACCGATGATAACCGTCGCCGCTGGGCTGAACTGGCGGGGTTGTGATATGTGGCCTTTTAATCGCCGTAAAACAGAACAGCGCAGCATGACTATCGATGAGTTCCTAGCGATGGCAGGGATTCCCAACACCGGATCAGGCGAATATGTTTCCCCCGGTACAGCGGAGTCCCTGCCTGCGGTCATGAATGCCGTGGCGGTAATCAGTGAGGCGGTGGCCTCTATGCCGTGCTATCTGTATCGGGTAGCGAATGATAATGGCCGGGAGGCGCGGGAGTGGCTTCATACCCATCCGGTTGATTACCTGCTGAATGAATCGCCTAACGATTGCCAGACGGCCTACCAGTTCAAACGCACCATGATGCGCCATTGCCTGCTGAATGGTAACGCCTACGCTGTGATTGAGTGGGGGCGCGATGGTCAGCCTAAATCCCTGCATCCTTATCCCCCTCATGCGGTAGTCGCGGAGCGCATCAAACCACATCGTTTTACCTACACCATCACCGAGCCATTCAGCGGGGAAGTGCGAACTTACCTTCAGGAAGAAGTGTTACACCTGCGCTATGCCACCGATGACGGTTTTCTAGGCCGTTCTCCCGTCACCATTTGCCGGGAAACGCTGGGACTGGGTATCGCCCAACAGCGCCACGGTGCCAGCATTATGAAAGATGGCATGATGGCGTCCGGCATTATTAAGGCTAAAGGCTGGCTGGACAGCGCGAACGGTAAAAAGGTAATGGACGCGCTGGAGCGCTATAAAGGGGCGCGTAATGCCGGGAAAACCCCGATTCTTGAAGGTGACATGGAGTATGAGCAGTTAGGCATGAGCAATCAGGATGCTGAATGGTTGGCTTCACGTCGCTTCACGATTGAAGACATTGCCCGCATGTTCAACGTGTCGCCCATCTTTTTACAGGAATACTCCAACAGTACCTACAGCAATTTCAGCGAAGCAAGCCGCGCCTTTCTCACGATGACCATGCGCCCCTGGCTGACCAACTTTGAGCAGCAAATCAAGTCCGCGCTGTTAATCACGCCCCGCGTTCCCGGCATTCGCTATCAGGTGGAATTCGATTCTGCCGATCTGCTACGTGCGAATCCGCAAGAGCGCTTCACCAGCTACGAGACGGCGATCAAGTCTGGGGTGATGTGTCCAAATGAAGCGCGGGAGCGGGAAGGGATGCCACCGCGCGAAGGGGGCGACGAGTTCAGCCAGGCATGGAAACAGGAAGTGAAGGTGAAACAGGAAGTGAAGGTGAAACAGGAGGCGAAGCCGTGAGAGCAGGCGGATTACGTCACCGGGTGACAATTCAACACTTCACCACAATCCGTGATGCGGGAGGTCAGCCCATCAAGACGTGGCGTGATACGGCTACGGTATGGGCGCAGGTAACAAGCATTAACGGGCGTGAACTGATATCGGCGGGTGCGGAAATGGCAGAAGTGAGTTTCCGTGTCTGGATGCGCTACCGGGCTGATGTGACCAGCGCTAGCCGTCTTATCTGGCGGCAGAAAGGCCGTGAGGCGATGGCCTACAACATTGTGTCAGCTATTCCTGATGAAGCCTTTACCCGTCTTGAGTTGCTGTGTAAGGGAGGCGTGAAACGTGACTGAAATGATTACGCTGGCAGAAGCAAAGCTCCATTGCCGTATTGATGCTGATGACGAAGATGTGCTGATTCAGGGCTATATCGCTGCGGCGCTGGAAGTGTGCCAGAAGCATATCGGTAAACGCTTTGATGATGGGCTGGACTTCACCGCTGCCATTAAGGTGGGGTGCCTGATGTATGTCTCCCAGCTTTATGAATACCGCGCCACCGTTAGCGATGTAGAGGTTAAAGAAGTCCCGCTGGCTGTTTCTGCGTTGTGGTCGGTCTATCGTGATCCGGGAGTGTACTGATGCCTTATCAACCTTTACGCCGTTGCACCGAGCCAGGCTGTAACCAGCGTGTGAAGTCTGGCAAATGTGACCAACATAAGCGGGACGCCTCACGACAGCAGAACGCTAAGCGCGGTAGCCGCCGTGAGCGTGGCTATACCTCAGCGTGGGATAAGTACCGTCTGGTGTTCCTGAAAGCTAACCCGCTGTGTGTGCATTGCCTGAAGGTGGGACGGTATACACCTGCTACCGTTGTTGATCACATCATCCCGATTGAAGGCGGTAGTGATGTGTTGTTCTGGCCTGCCAGCAATCACCAGCCGTTATGCCACTCCTGCCATTCCCGCAAGACCAATATCACCGACCCGGAAACGAAGAGGCAACGTAAAGCGGGTGCATTCCGTGAGCAAGAGGAAGCAGCGGCTAAACGTAATGAATGGATGTACGGCCATGACTGAGCAGGAAATCAACCAGATGATGGCAGGGCTGAGGCGTAGCCGTGACCAGTTCAGGGAGTGCAAAGACAAGGCAACAGGCCAGCATACGCCACGACGCACCACCGAACGTGATCGGGAGATTCGGGAGGCGTTTCGCAACCGTTGACGGGGTGGGGGGCGTTTTCAGGACAAAACCCTCCCCCGCTGGCACCAGCCGCCCCCTCAAATTTTTACGCACAGCAATTTTTTTGAAAATAAAACCGAAGGGAAAGTAATTATTTATGGCAAGACCCCCGAAAGCGCCTGCTTACCTTGATGAGATCGCCGGGCAACAGTGGAAAGCGAAGGCCAAGCAACTGGCGGAGCGTGGCGATCTAACCCCCGCTGACTGGAATAACCTGGAGCTTTATTGTGTTAATTACTCAATGTACCGCAAAGCCGTGGAAGACCTTGCCCGGCGCGGGTTCAGCATTGTTAATAGTCAGGGCGGCGAAAGCCGTAACCCGGCATTAAGCGCAAAGGCTGATGCGGAAAAGGTCATGATCAAGATGTCGTCTTTGCTAGGCTTTGACCCGGTATCTCGTCGCCGTAATCCGGTGGAAACGGAAGAGGAAGACGAACTTGACCGCCTATAATGATTACGCAGAAGCGGTAAAAAGCGGTGAAATTCCGGCGTGTAAGCGGGTAAAACAGGCCGTAGAACGGTACTTTTCCGACCTGAATAACCCGTTGTATACGTTCGATGGGGATGCTGTAGCGCGTTTTATCGCTTTTTCTCGCCTTTGTCCTCATGTCAAAGGACCGTTGCGTGGTCAGCCTATTGTGCTGGAGCCGTGGCAACAGTTCGCTTTTGCCAACATTCTGGGGTTTCGTGTCGCGGCCACCGGGCGGCGCAAGTATCGTAGCGCTTATATTCAGGTGCCACGTAAGAACGCGAAATCTACGGTAGCGGCAATGCTGGCTAACTGGTTTCTTGTGATGGAGCACGGCCAGCAGGATATCTACACCGCTGCCGTGAGCCGCGATCAGGCGCGTATCGTGTTTGATGATGCCCGTCAGATGTGCCTGTTATCCAAACCGCTGAAAAAGCGCCTCACCGTGCAGCAGCACAAGATGATTTATCCCAAATCCAACAGCCTGTTAAAGCCGCTGGCGGCGAAGGCATCCACCATTGAAGGGACAAACCCCAGCCTTGCCGTGGTGGATGAGTACCATCTTCACCCGGATAACGCGGTGTATTCGGCGTTGGAATTGGGGATGGGTGCCAGACCGGAAGCCTTGTTGTTTGCTATCACTACATCCGGCAGCAATGTCGTATCGGCCTGTAAGCAACATTATGATTATTGTTGCCAGATTCTGGACGGTGACGAGGTGAATGATTCGCTGTTCGCGCTGATTTACGAGCTGGACGACGAAAACGAGATAGACGACCCGGCGCTGTGGGTGAAAGCCAATCCCAATCTTAACGTGTCCGTGGATGCGGCTGCGCTGGCCGATACCATCCAGAAAGCGCGGGGCATTCCGTCGCAGTGGGTGGAAATGCTCACCAAGCGGTTTAACGTCTGGTGTCAGGGGGAAACGCCGTGGATGGGTGCGGGTGCCTGGGATGGCTGCAAAGCTGATTACACCGAAGACGATCTGGATGGTCAGGAATGTTACGCCGGGCTTGACCTGTCCTCTACCGGAGATATCGCCAGCGTTTGCTACACCTTCCCCATTGGCCGGGAACTCCTTCTTTTAACCCGCCATTACCTGCCGGAAGCGCAGTTGCATAACGTCGCCAATAAAAACCGGGCTATCTATCGCCAGTGGGCGAAAGCGGGCTGGATACGCACCACGCCGGGGGATTGCATCGACTATGACCGTATCCGTGATGACATTCTACGTGATGCGGAGCGATTCGGGATCACGCTGGTGGGCTTTGATACCTGGAACGCCACCCACTTACGCACCCAGCTACAGGGCGCAGGGCTGGACGTCGAGCCGTTCTCACAAACCTATCTTAAATTCAGTCCGGTAGCGAAATCCGCAGAGGTATTCGTTAACCGTCGCGTGATACGGCACAACGGCGATCCGGTTCTGGCGTGGGCGATGAGCAATGTGGTGATGGAGACGGACGCCAACGCCAACATTAAGCCGAACAAGAAGAAATCCGCCAACAAGATAGACCCCGCCGTCGCGTTCCTGATGTCATTTGGTACGTGGCAGGCAGAGCATGAAGATTTTGCCTTTGATATGAGCGAGAGCCACAAAGAACGGTTGGCTTTGTTTGAGGGGATTTAGCAGGCAAAATCTTAATCTAGTTTCCTATATACGCAAAAACTGTTATGAGAAAACAGGTTTCGGTGATATATTAACTGCTGGAAAAATAGTCTTGACATGTTTTTTTGTGTGTGATAAGGCTAGTCGTTCCATAATATTTAACGTAGGAGGCAACCATGAGTTATGCGGCTAATAGTCTGCTTGACCGTTATTGGGATCGCCGACTACCTGTCGATCCGCTTAAGATTGCTGAAGCATGGGGGGCCCGTGTTGAAGCACTCCGAGAGTCGGCTTATAACAACGATGGGTTGAGCGGCCTTGCTGTAATCAAAAACGGCGAGCCACGGATTTACTTCGATTCTAACGAATACTATAACCGCCAGCGCTTTACGATAGCGCATGAGCTTGGTCATCATGTTCTTGGCCATACTCAAGATGGTGAGTATCACCGTGATAATGTTGAAAATTATTCAACAGGGATACGCGATTACCGTGAAGTCGAAGCTAACCAATTTGCGGCTGAGCTTTTAATGCCTGAAGATGCTATCCGGCAATTAGTAACACGTGAAGGTGTTACGAGTACGTTACGCCTTGCGAACATATTTAATGTATCTGAGGCTGCTATGCACTGGCGATTGAAAGGGTTGGGGATGGTTTACTAA